GTTCGACCTAATCTTTTAGCTTGCTGTCTGTCTGTAGTATATAAAGCTGATATGTTAGTTTGATTTAAACCTAATTTTGTTATCATAGAGGGTTCTTCTATTGATATCAGGTCTAGTTCTTGTATGTCGTTATTAAAATAACTGACATTTATCTGTGTATATTTTTTATCTTTGTCATTACCAGAATAATTAAACGCTCCATCAACAACATTTGCATTAGTAAACAAATATGAAGTAACAGTTTCTGGTTTATCTATTGCAATTTTTATAGAACCATTCTTGTAGTAAAGAGTAGCCCTCATGAAACTTGCAATTTCTTTAATAACGTCTAAGGCTTTTTTTCTTCTGTTCAATACACCATTAAAAGAAAATCTAGGCAAACCAGTATTGTTAAAATCACAACAATATTGACTAGCAGCAAAAAAAGATGCAGAATCAATTTTTGAATCTTCTATATTTAAACCATAATCTTCAGTTAAAAGTGCATATAAAATCCAAGCTGGGTCTGTTGTCCAGAATTTGCCATTAAATTGATTTCTAACTCCTGTTAACGCTCCAAAAGTATATCCTGATGGGTATATGATTCGACCTGTATTAGCGGTGTCAATGGTTACTCCTGTTGGTATTCTGACTTTAATTCCTCTAATAAAATATTTTCTTTGAGGTATGTTTGGAAATTGTTCTGCCGAGTACCTTAATCCTATGTATGCACTTTTAGGAAATGTAGCATTTGATTGATTTAAAGGAATAACACCTTGAAGCCCAGAAAAGAAAAATTCAGTAAATCTTCTTGTTCCTTCCTCATAAATATTATTACCCCTACGCCTTGTTTTACTAAAAGGACTCCTTCCTAAAGCAGAATCTCTAAATTCTTGATCAGACCTTAAGACATCAACACTTAATGGGTAATTATCATTAATGGCAGTTAAATCTTGATGAATACTTGCTGGAATTTCAAGTCTGTAATCAACACTGTATTGTCCAACTGAAATAGTGTTAACAAGAACTTGTTTTCTTTTAATTTCTATACCGTCTTTATTTCTTATTCTTAAAAGTATATCCACGCTGCCAGATTCACCTTTAAATTCACCACTGTTTATGCCCAGACCCACTGTACTACCGTCATCTGCACTTAGTTGTCTTAAACTAGGCCACCTTAATGTTATTATTAGTGCTTTTGGTGTGCTATTAACGTCAACACCAGCATCTATAGTACCTGTTACTTTATTGAGTTCAGCATTTCCATTGTTTAATACTTTAGTTGAGGTTAAATTACCATTTATTTTAAATTCATTAACACCTGTCATTACTGGTTGGTTTTCGCTTCCTGTTCTTATTGCTAAAGCCGTATTTGTTATATTTTCATTACCTCCTTCATCTCGTATTGCACGACCATCCAAGAAAATATCCTGTTGTGCTAACTGGATATAAGTTTTTTCATCTTCAGTGACTAATTCAGGGTCGTTAGCGGTAGAAGGATTTAATAGACTACTTGGTATTGCTAAATTATTTTTTGAAGGTGTAGAAAAACCTTCAATTTCTGCTCCGTCAGAAACTAAATCAAGAAAAGTGAAAAATTGAACAGATTTTGAAAAATTATCTGGCAAATCTTCATTTAATTGAAAATTATTATTGCTAATTTCTCGTGCCATTTTTTTATAGGATTAGGGTACGTCTGGTTCTGGAATGTCATTTACTTGTACTGTATCAGCACCAGCACTTATAACAATAGAACCTACTAAACATTCACCAAAAATCAAAGGGGCTGCGCCTCCAGCCTTTGTTGTGTTTGCATTTTGATTGCTTAAAAAGGATGAAACTTGCGGATCTGCTTCTGGTGCAGATGGGGTTGGGGCTAATAAATCTGATAAAAATCCTAAGCCTACGTTTACAGCCAACATAGTTAAAGCACTTGTTACAACAGAAGACGTAAAGAATCCAGCTATTAAACCACCTAAACCAAAAATAAAATTACCAGAAATTAATGGAACTACTTTTATATCTTCATCAGTTTGAATTAATATATTTGCAAAAGTAATATCTCTTTCATTAACTACGACACTGTAGCAAGCATTAGTAAGATGTTGTTTAGTATTAGGAAAATTTACTTTTATAAAACTAAATACCTGATCTACAGTAAAAACATCTGCTTTAAATTCTTTTACACCGCATAATTTTCTTAAAGTGCCGTATAATTTAATTTTTTTGGTCATGTTTCTGCCTCCAAAAAGCACCAATTATCATCTTGCACAGAATAAATATACCAATCAATAATATATAACTTACAGTTGTTAATATCCGCTTCTGAAGGGTCTGCGCTGCCTTCTACATGAGAGTGTATTACTGCTAATACTTCTGCTCCATCATCTTCACAGGCTGCATAATCTAAAGGATCTATAGCAAAAGTAATATCTTCAGTTATGTGTGAAGCTATATTTTTACAAGGATAAAATAATTCATCTCCATTTTTTTCTATCAACAATCCACAACCTTCTGCTGGTTTACAGTCAATAAAGTGTTTTTTGGCTTCTTCTTTCCAAATCATACAAAAACATAACTCCCTACTGCTGGAAATCTATCTTTAGTTATTTGTAATCTAGGTATATTAAGACTTTCAAAGTCAATAGTATTAACAAGCTCAAAACTACAAATATTATTATTTTCAACAATTTTTTTATTAATTAAAAACTTTTGTTGCTCAAGTTCTTTTGTGCTGTCTGGTGTTCCATAAGGATTAATTTGATTTTCAAAGTTTTGTCCATCTAAAAACTGAGCCATCGTTCTAATTCTTGTTATTTGAGCTTCTTGTAAATCATTGAAAGGGGTTATTGTATTCACTAACTGCAAGATAGTAGAAAAGTTTCCTACAGTATTAGCAAAAGTCATTGTTGGTCTAGCCATAACAGAATTATCACCTGACTCAAAGCCTTCAGCCTGACAAGCTATAGCAGCGTATGAATTTCCCTGCCAAATAATATCTGTGTTAATTTCATTCGTACCATTATGAAATCTATACAAAGTAGTAGCTGAAGTATCTCCAGTAGCAAAATGAATAGGATCAAATAGCTGTAATTCAAACAATTCAATAATTGTTATGCTATCTAGTTTTTGTAATTGTTCAACTGGTATTGTCATGGTTGAAACACCTCCTCAAATGTTGCCTGTATTGTAACTCTATTTAAATAAGTATTATTTCTAACATATCTCTCACAAATAAATTGTCTTGCAATGCTTGTTGCTGGTGGGGTAAATGTAAAACTTGCACTGTCTTTAGCTCTATCATCAAGAAAAGCTAAAATTTTATCACCATCAGATACAGAAACTACAAAGCTGAAATTATATGTTTTTGGATTTTGATTTAATCCAAATGCATTTCTTGACTTATATCCATCTCCAAATTGTACTGTAATGTTTTTAGGTGAAGCATTTTCTACAGAGCCGTATGTAGGAGTAGTCGCACCTGTTGTTGTGCCAAGTGTTGAATCATTAAATGTAGCCATTATGTAAGTAAACCTCCACTACGTTTTTGTTTAACTATTTCTAACTGAACAGCAGTTGCAAGAGCTTGCCCAAATTGTTGCCCGTCACCATCGCTTTGCACATTTGAATTTGTAGCATCAACACTGATACTGATATTATTCGTGATGTTTGACCCACCGATATCACTATTAGGAATTACAGTACCAGCAGAACGAGGCACAAATAATTCGGGGCCTCGCTCACCTACGACTGAAATTTTATTTACAGGGGGTTGTCCACCATTTGCAAACAAGCCACCAATAATGCTACCAACAAATCCTCCAAAACCTTTACCCTTTTTACCTTTAGCAAAGTTTTCAGCAAAACCACTAAGTAACTTATCTAATTGAGCATCTATAATTTTATCTCTTATTTTATTAAGAACCCCTGCCATTGCTTCACCAAATGATTTTGCTCCAGTTATAGCATCTCTTAAATTATTTTTAATACTGCCTTCGATCTCTTTACCTACAGCAGTCATTTTTTCTTTTAGTTTTTCTGTTTTTTCTGCTAATTTATCTGTTTCTTTTTGTTGATTTTGAATTTCTTGAGTATTTTTTTCTTGTATTGAAGTTCTTTCTTTTAATTTTTCATTTATAAGATTATCAGATTCAATAGTTTTTTGTCTTCCTTGAAGCATTTTTATATCCATTTCAACCTCTTTTTTCTTTTCTTCAAGATTCTTTTTAGTTCTGCCATTTGCATTTACTAATCTTTCATTAATTTTTGCTAAAACTTGCTCTTGTTCTTCAAGTGCTTTTTTAACTTCTTCACCAGATCCTTTAAGTATTGCGTCATTTAATTCTTTTTGCTCTCGTCTTGTCTTAATTATTTGAGTTGTAACAAACCCAAGAGCTAAAGCAAAAGCTCCTATACCACTAGCGGCAAGCGCACCAGATAGTCCAAGAACTGCAATTTTTAAAGCACCTACTTTTACAGTAAATGCCGCCATAGCAGCAGCAGCCAAAGGAGCAGCAACAGTAATAGCCTTTAAAGCCGCAGCAATACCTATCAGTATCATTGAGGCTTTGCCCGCATCTGTATTTACAAATTCTGTAATTTTTATAATAAATTCTGTTAAAGCTTTTGTAACAGCAACAACTACAGGTTTTAACTGATCTCCAAATGCTCTCGATAAATCTTCCGTTGCGTTATTAAAATCTTTAAAAACTTGTGTAGGGTCATTTTCAATTAAAGCTTTTAAAGAAGCACCGCCATCTGTCTCAATCTTCCTCAATGCCCTTAAAACAACATCACTTGTTAATTTACCTTCTGCTGCTAGTTCTTTTAATTTACCTATTGGCACATTTAATTCATCAGCTATAGGCGCA